TTAGACTTTTTTCAAATACTTTCTAGCAACCCAACCACTTGGAATCTTTGCCCAATCTCCATCGAATTTAGACACAGTAACACGAGTGCCATAATTTAGACAGCCGTCCTTGTCGTAATCGTGGGCTTTAGCATTCTTAGTTAATTCCTCATATGTCTTTCTTCTATAGTTAGCTCCTGGTCCTGTTCTGACACTTAAATCACTAGCAGTAATCATATAAGTACCTAAAGCACTAGATGCATTGCTCTGTGGCTTAGGTGTAGGATGTTCATTAACACTCTTATTTAAGATACCCTCTACAATTGCCTTTGCGCACTTGTCAGCGTTCCAATGAGCCCTATCTGTGGCATTGTCAACAAAGCAGCACTCAACAAGTAGTGCTGGAGAATTAGTCTTTCTCAATACGTACAAACTAGTACTTGTTTTAACTCCTCTATTTCTGATACCTAGAGAAATAGAGATGTTATTAGCGATTCTCTGCGCGTATCCTTTCGCTCTAGAACTATCACTATACACATATACTTCTGTACCTGTTCCACCGCCAGCATTTAAATGGATTGATACATCTAAATCTACTTTGTGTGAATTGCACTTATTAACGATATTTCTTAGGTTCGCATTCTGCGTTGCGCCTACATCATCCGTACAATCATAAACGGTATGACCATTTGCACGTAACAACTCAATGACTTTATTTTTAACTTTTCTGTCTTCATTGACTTCGTCTAATAATCCATTTGCTCCACGACATTTTAAGCTATGTCCACCATGTACGTTAAAATTCATACTTTATACCTTCTTTCTTATAATTCAATACCTTCGATTTCTGCTCTAATCTTAAGAGTGCGAATATAATTTCCTAAATGCTTTTTCTGCTCTTTTAATAGATCAAGCGAACATGTAGGAGTAAAAGTCAAAGTATTAGCCTCATACTTGACAGTCATATCATCTAATTTGTCATATCTTATTTTAGCCTGCCAGTATTCAGCTTTAAATCTGTCTTTATAATCAGAACTGTTCATTAGTTCGATAGTGTCCTGTAATTCCATTGGTTAGTCCTCCACCTTAATACATCTGTTTTCTAATTTATGATAGGCATCAAAGTATAATTCTTTTTTGTCTCCATTATAAGTTGCTTCAAAATACATACCGTCTGAAAGTGTAGTTGATAACAGCGCCTTGTTGTTTTGAAGTGTCTTGCATACCCACACTACATAGATATCGAAATCCTGTGGATCTTCTAGATGTTCGTTTGTATATCTTCTTACTTCTTCGGTTGCAATCTTTAGAAATTCGTCATTACCCATTGTTATTCTCCTTGTTGATAGCGTTTTCTGCTACTTCTAATCCTTTAGTTAAAACAGATGGTACGTTGTCCCCAGCTTCCACAAAGTTTTCTAAGATGCTTCTTAATTCATTGATAATGAGAGAAGCAAGAGTGAACCATCCCACATATGTTGTGATAGTCAAATCGATGTTAATTGTCTGTCCAATTTCAATGAAGATTGCTGATGCAAGGAATGCTACTAGCACCATTAACCAGTACCCCAACTTTTTCCATACACCACGCACTCCTTTTGCTGAATTTTCTTTGCCTGTTAATCTAGACTTTCTAATTCCTGTGATGTAGTCAATGATGTTTAATGTCAAAAAGCCTACGAATAAAAACCAATGTGTGCCTAATGCAGCAGTCAATACTGCTACAATAGTGCCTCCGATTGCGTTAATAGTATCCATGTATTTTAATGATGTATCGTATAATTTCATATTTTCTTCTCCTTTTTAAGCATATGAATATGTATAAAAACCGCAAATATAAACGTTGTTTATGGTGTTTCTTAGTGAAGTCAAAGTAAAATTACCTTTTGTGACATCGTTGGTTATAGGGTAATATCTGATGACTAGCCCAGCGTCTGCAGCGGGGTTTGCTATGGGAATGAACATATTGCTTTTTGGCTTTTTGTCGGCAGGAAATCCTGTCCACATGTACCCCATAGTATTGCCTCCGATTGGGGCGCTTACCAAACCATCCCAGTTTATTTCGCAGAGTTTCAATCCGTCGTTATATCGGTATTTCAGTGTGATACCACATGCATTAGTTCCACAAGAGATCCAATCAGACCAGCCAATAACTCTATGCTGTATCTTCTTATCCGTGAGCACGGGAACCCATGTATCAGTCTGATTTTCTGTATCGAAATCAAATACATAACCGTTGTATGACTGCGCTTCAAGAGGCATATCCACCTTTAACTTACCACTCTCTGCCTTGCATCCAACTCCAATTCCTCTGCCGTCAGCCGAAAAATCAAGCAGCTTAAATGAAGGGGCGATAGCAGCATAAGATGCAACACCATCTGTAGTGAAGTAATCCTTCACAAGCACTCTGAACGAGTAGGCATTATCCGTATTGAACTTGCCAGCCGATGATATATATACCTTGTTCTCACCACTGTATGAATCTGTATAAGTTGCAAGAGTAGTCCATGTTTCACCATTTTTATACTGGATCATGACAGACTTATCATTTTTATTTGCAACAGGTGCAATTGAAAATGAATAAGTAATCTTAACTGCCGTACCTTCATCGTCTGCTTTGTTAGTCGATACATTCCAACGTTGTGCAGTGACATTCTTAACAGTCGGTGACCACCACTGCGTGACACTGATATTCTTCGAAAGTGCGGCCTTCTGTCCTCTTGAATCTGTAACTGTCGATTTAAGAACAACTGTACCAGAAGACTTTAATGGTTGGGTTGTAAAGAAACTGTTAGGACCAGGAATACTCTGCCCGTCAATTTCATTCTGATAGTAAGTGATTGTAGCACCGTTCTTAGCCGTAACAGATACATTACACTTGACCTTAGAAACCCCCTGTATAATCGTTGAAGCCCCGAATCTGCTTGCAATGGCAGTATCTTCGTTTGTATATGTGATACCTGTAACAGTTGGTCCATAACCTGAGGGAAGTACTAAATCTAAACGGCAGTAGTTAGTACCTATATATCTACCAGCACGATTATATGTGTCTACCTTGAATGTCATATATGAATATGACGTGTTAGTCATCTTATTAATCAGCGAAGTTGGAACTGTCCATCTGAATTCATCATTCCACTGATTATCAGCAATCTGTACATTCATATCATAATAACTGTATGAGATTACATGACCAAAGTCAGATGATGCTCTAGGTGTCTTGATTGTCACACTGTTTCCAAAATAAACTGATGCTGGAGAGCAGTACGGCTTGGTTGCTCTAGGAATGACATCGCAGTCAACGCCACCCGAAGCAGATACACTTCCTACATAGCTGCCCGAAAGAGTAACCTTCAATTCCTGTGAGAATGAGAAATCAAAATGCTTGCCACCGTTACTGTCATGAGGGATTCTAATATTAGTAACTGTCGCAAGGGTCTTTGTTCCACTTCCTCCGATAGTCACACCACCAGACCAGATAAGAACGCCATTTGCCCACATAGAGCCGTATTTAGTAGCGTTTGAGTGGATATCCCACTTATAGTACCTTGTCAGCGTAGCAGTCCATAAATCATAGTTTTCGTCAACATTGACACCTGTTCGTGTCATTGTCATTGTGACATTACCATTGCCGCCACCAAACGAAGCACTGCATGTTGCATATGTTGCCATCAGTCACCACCTACTTTCTTAAATGTTGATGATCCATCGTTGTTAACAATGAATCCAAAGTTTCCAATCCTCAAGGAACTAGAAACTTCGATATTTGAGTTGTACATTCTGTTGTTAGCAAAGTACGCTACTTCGTCATTGTTCTGAAGAATAGAGTACTTTCTGTTTGTCTGTTTGGTTTTGAATTCAGATTCCTGTTTACCTATCTCTATGCCTTCTGCATTGAATCTGATATAAGTATTCAGCTGAGTCTGATTGTTTGATACAGTATCAGAAAGAGAACTAAAGTCTTCTTTCTTTACAAATCCCATCTGAATGCTTTCTGTTGTCTGCTGAATAGTAGATACAGTAGAAGCAAGGTTTGCGCCGTCAGAGGCACTGTAATAATTCTCTGATACAGTCTGTAAGATGGATGCCTTAGTCTGTTCTATAGACGAAGAAGCATCCTTGGTTGCCTGCTGCAGCTGATTGTTCATATTGTTTATTCTGTTGTCGTAATCATCAATGATTGACTTTAGGTCATTTGCAAGCACTGGGGTGGTCGTTGTATATGTTCCATCATCCCATAATATCTTCGACCTAACCCAGTAATAATGCTTGTCAATGTAGTCATCGGGAACGCTTTTCCACCCGTTACTGCTTGCATCGGGCATTTCCGTTGCTGAATCTGATAGGTAATACTCCGGAGTGATTGAGCGAATTCCCTGCCCGTCCTCGCCATCATTAACTCTCACGAGGGTCATGCTAGCCGATGCCTTAACCATATAATTAACCTTCTAGCTGAGCACTGAATGTTGCCTTGTTCGTGATGTCACCAGCTCCGATTGTGTATGTTGCTCCTGTTGCTACCGCAGTAGTTCCACCATCTTTATACCATTTAATGATTCCTAATGCAGATAACGCAGAGCCAGTTACTTCAACTCCACCCTTATATACATGAGCAGTTAAAGTTGTGGCGATAGCGGTATTTTTAAAGATTGTTCCACCGCTTGAGGTGATTGCCATCGTGATAGCATCCTTGCCATTTGTACCGTTAATACCATTTGTGCCTTTATAAGAAACTGAATATGATTCAGTAGACTTACCATCCGAATAGTTTACAACAGTCTTTGTCCATAAATACTGACCATTTGCCACGCTAGGCACTGTAGTACTCCAAGTTCCTGTTGGAGGAGTAGTGCCGCTTGTGCCTGCCTGGTATGTAACAGATGTTGAACTTACAGTAACGCTTGTACCGTTTGAACCATTTGAGCCGTTTGTTCCCTTGTAAGAGACTGAGTAGGCTTCTGTTGATTTGCCATCAGAATACCTAACTACTGTCTTAGTCCAAAGGAACTGACCATTAGGTACATTTGGAACAGTAGCGCTCCATTCACCTGTTGGCTTAGTAGTTCCACTTGCACCGACCTGGTAAGTTACAGAAGTAGAACTTACGGTAACACTTGTACCATTCTGACCTGTCTGACCCTTGAATGCGATTGAGTAACTGAATGTCTTGTTGATTGTGATATCACCATTCACAACAATAGGAATAGTGACAGTACCACTCTTAGTTAATGCAGATGTTGCAGTAACTGTGATTGTTGGCATTGGTGACTTACCGTCAGACACTGCTGAAATTCCTGTAGGACATGTGATAGTTCCTACAGTACACGGAACCTGTTCACTACCACATAATGCCATTACCTGTGTAGTAGTTGTCTGTGTACCGTTTACAGAAGTAGTAGTACCTAAGAATGTATAGTTGTCATTAGTTAATATGACGGAATAACCATCGGTTAAGTCGATAACGTCAATCTGATTGACTGCTTTAATTGCCATAATTTTCCTCCTAAATGTTTAACTCGCAGTTGAATACTGCCTTGAATTTAATGTCCTTTGCTGAAATAGTAAACATGAACCCATTATCATTCAGTCTTGAATCATCTAACGGGATCTTGCTGAATTCAGTCTCTCCATGCTTTTTAATGAGCCACTGAAGATATGCATTATCTCCAAATGTTTCTCTCAGCTTTGAAGAGTTATCAATAACAACTCCACCCACATATATACTTACCGTGAATATAGTTGCCACATCACTGTTCTTGAATGTCGTGCCATTTGATGATTCTATACATAACAATATAGAATCCTCGCCCTTTGCTCCTGTTATACATACCGGAGTACTGTATGTGACAGTATTGTTGATCGTCGTAGCGGTTCTCTGCCATATATAGAACCCAGGACGCCATGTCGGTGCAGTCTCTGACCACCCTGTTTCGGGAGGTGTAACTCCATCGCTCGAACTAGCATATTCGCAAACAAACTTCTTAACTGAACCCTGTGCCTGTTTTATTGCTTCTCCAGCCTTTTCTTCAACTTCTGAAACCCTTAGTGATATCTTCTCGTTGGACAGGCTTAATTGCGCCATCTTGTCATTGATGCCTTCCTGTTCCTTTGCGATTATATCGAGTTTCAAGGATTCCTGGTCCTGCTGGACCTGCAGCTTTCTGATTCGTGTTGTATTAGATACACGATTCACTGTCTTTTCTTCATTCTTTGTTGTCACACTGCCGTCAACCGTAGACATAGAGAACTGTCCACCTTTGTAACTGACAGTTAGATCAGATACAAAGAAAGTGAATTCATTACTGTTATAATTGACAAGAGCCCCAGGAAGAAGGTTATCAATTGATATCATCGTGACATTCTTCACCTGATTGAAAGTCAATCCCTTAAGTCTGTCATAGATGCTGTCTATAATGCTCTGTTCATCTGCATATAGATTTGCTGAATCAATAAATAGCGTATTGCCTGTCTCATCACCCTTAGAAAGAGGATTGAGACCATTTTCAGCATATACTCTTGTGAGTGTATACACCTCATTCTTTTCATAGTCTGTTAAATCCTGTGTAGCAGCAAAGGCAGTCTTTTCAATAGGAACAAACCTAATAGAATCAATCCCTGTTGCATAGACATTTGCTGCAAACAGTTCCGCAATCCATCCGAGATAGTTTCTTATCACAATCGTGTTATCGTACCATGATACGCTCTTATCAAGAACGTACTGCGGTATTCCTTCACGAATAATAGAAAGACCAGTCAGACTTTCAATCTCGTCTAGCTGGTCTTTTATCGTTACTGGATATGATAGTTTAGTATCGTATGCTGTATCAAGAGAATAGTTATTGTCATACATCTTGAGAGTGAGTTCCTTGGTGTACTTCTCCGGCTGATCATACACCTTGAAGAATCTTGTATCAGATGCATCATTCTCCTTGACTTCCCAGTACTTGCTGATGTCGATATTGTCAAGAATGCCGTCATAGTTATCGAACTTCATTGTCAGTTCAATTGATGGCACGTTGCCTATCATACGGCAGTCAGCGAAAGAGACAGACATCTTATAATCAAGAAGTCTGTCCGTTACATTTGTTTCTCCATATTTTATAAGCATATGATCACACCTCAATCAGAGAGAAAGAGAATGAATCTGCCTTTAGACCAGACTGCACTCTCTTATAATTGTACTTCTTATTTGAAGCATACATCTTCTTGGTTCCTCTGATACCATGATCAGGAATGTAGAGTTCTGCTGTGAACTCTGCCGGAGTGAGTACCTTCAGAATATTCATTACATCTGTGAATGTATTCAGTTTATACGTACATGTGATTTTTAACATGTTAGAACGTATTCTATTTCTTCTTAATATGCCTGTTGATACAGGTCTGACACTATCCGAATCTAAATCATTGATTTCTACGCTAATCTCTGAAGGAGTCGGAATAAGTGTTCCGTTTATCTTGATTTTCGCTTCATCTGCCATTTATTCCACCTCCTAATAGTCAAATACAGGCTTTCCTGTGCGTGCTTCATAGTCCTTGATATTGTCAATCACCATCTTTGTGATTACTCTGCCATCATCAAGAACTAATTTAATGACGTAGGTAGCGCCTGTGCCGTCATTTTGAGAAAGTGATAATCTTTCTGAAATCTTTTCAGCAATCATATCAAGTCCCTGTGTGTTTCTCTGTAATGGTATTACTGCTTCTGTTCCTGCTTCACCAATATTGGCGATAGTGGATGCACTTACGATACCACCTTTTGCTAGTCTAGGAATCCTAGGGATAGAGAATCCTTTTCCACCGACTCCAGGAACCCAGTCAGGAATCTTTATCTTGCCGATACCACTTAAGAATTTGTTAATTCCATCAATCATGAAATTCAATGGAGCCTTGAAGATGTTGCTTAATCCGGAAACAATACCCTCAAATATCTGTCTGACACCAAACCACGCTCTTCTCCAGTTGCCTGAGAACACGCCACTGATAAAGCTAGTAAGACCCAAGAAAACAACTTCCAATGAATTAATGATAGGACCCATGTAGTCTCTGAACGCCTTGACGACATTCTTAACCGTTTCAAACACATTCTTCCATTTGAAACCGAAAGTTCCTTCCATCCATTCACCTAGATTACGGAAGAATTCTCTGATATTGTTGACTCTTTCGCAGATTGTTTTGTCTGCACGTTCAATAATTCCTCTGATTGCAGCAAATACCATATCAAATACACCTCTCAATAGTGTTAAGGCCAATTCGAATACAGGTCCTAGAATATCAAGAATTGTGCTGAATATAGGTGTGGCGAACTTCAGAAAATCACTTAATAATCCCATTATGCTCTGGAATACATTCTCCCATGCGTTCCACAACGGTTTGAGAACAGTTTCCACAAAATCCATGATGATTTTACCAACTGTATCAATGATAGGTGCCACAATATTTAGAAATACCTTCTGAACAATAGTGGCGATATTTCCTAGAATGCTTACTATATCATCTCTGAAACTCTTACTCTTCTGCCATAAGCCTACCACTGTAGCAATGACTGCCCCAATGATGACATTTACAGGATTCACAGCCATTACAATAGACGCGAATATCTGCGGAAGAATTCCAAACGCACCGCTCAATGCAGTTGCAAGTGATGCCCAACCTGAAAATACTCCTACTGCAAGCTGTATCTGTGTGATAACAGTACCAAGAATTCCAGAAAGAGTAGAAAATAATGATAATCCAGCAATAACTGAAAGTATGCCAAGAATACGACCTACATTATCTGCTATGAAAGAGAATAACCCATCAATGATAATAAGAACCACATCCACTGCACCTAATACAGCAGTCCAGTCAATCGCTTTTGTGATATCTCTCACAATTTTCAGAATCTCATTGATGATCTTCAATATAGAGTTAAATATATTCCATAAATGCTGAATGATTGAATCACCTAGGCCTGCAGTGTTCCATGCATCGGCCAGTCCTTGAGAGATATTGCCAATTATCTTGAAGATGTTAGTGAATATCTTCAATATCAGTTCGACAGTCTTTGCGCCTGTGCCGTTTTCCCACACTGTATACATTGACTTGCCGATTTCCATAAGAAGATTCTTGACACCATTAAATGCATATACTGCAGCTGCAATCATCGGCGCACCAAACTTATCCCATGACTGCTTTAATGGCTGGAAGAATTCTGCAACCTTCTTCTTGATTTCTTCTAACTGCTTGTCTACTTCTTCAAGAAGCCCTTTCTGTTCTTCTGCACCACTGTCATCCATGCTGAATCCGCCGATATCACCACCGCCGGAACCACCCGAACCGCCTGAGCCACCAGAAGATGGATCACTTGAACTATTGCTTGAATTGATGTTATTGATTGCATCGAATCCAGCAAGAGCTCCTTTCAATTCCTTCTTAAGTTTAGAAGCATTACCTGCTGCCTTTTTTAATCCGCTTCCTGTTCCATTTGCGCCTTTAGAAAGCTTCTGTGAACTGTCGGAAGCGCTATTCATACTTTTAGCAAGAGCCCCTGTGTTTCCTGCTGCCTTCTTAGCATTGTTTGACACTCCACCAAAAGAAGAACTCAACTTCTTTGACTTGCCACCAAACAGTGCCGTCAGATACCCAACGGCGACCATAACAACTTTAGTGAATGCAACAACATATGGGATGCATGAATTAATTGCCTTTGCAATATTGGTAAAGAATCCAGCAATATTAGACTGCCCGATTGTATTCATTACTTCGGACATACATCTAACAATAGCTGTTCTCATATTAGCGATTGATGTAGAAATTCCACCTGTCGCATTTCTTGCCTGTTCCTCAAATGACTGATAGCCGTTAATGCCCTGAGTGTTTAACTGCATAAGAGTATTCATGAACTGGTCCATAGATACAGTTCCGTTTCTTAATGCCTCGCCTAATGCTGAAGCATTGACAAAACCCATGGCCTCAGCCACCTGTTTCATCTGTGCAGGCATTGCAGTCATCGCTGAACGCCATTCAAACATATCAGGTTTACCCTTAGCATATGACTGTGACAACTGTTCTAGGGCTGATTTCTGTATTTCTGAACTTGCACCACCGGCTAGAATAGCATTATTAAGCGCAAGAAACATATCAGTTGATCTAGAGATATTACCATTAACTGCTGTAAATCTCTGTACTGCGCCCGATGCATCATCCAGTGTTGTTGGAAGTCCAATAAGCTTATTGCTTAGTTTCTGTATCGATGCATTCGCTTGAACGCTCCCAACACCTAGATTTGACATTACACGGCTATAGTTGCTAAGAGTATCAACCCTCTTGATTGCAGCATCAATATTACCTAATATCGTTGATTTAATCAGAGAAGCAATGCCAAGCCCTGCCACAATATTGCGGATGCTCTTGAATGAATTGCCAATTGATCCTGTGACCTTATCAACATGATTCTTTAGGCCGGTGACTTCATTCTTCACGCTGTTCAGTTCTGATTTCGCTGATTTCGTCTGAGCAGATATTACTATCTGCAGTTCCTCTACCGTCATTCTGCATCACCGCCTTTCTTTTTCTTAATGCTTCATTATGTCTTCTACTGAAGGCAATACGAGAAGATCTAGCGCTTGCAATATCTTTTCTTTCCTTCTCTTTTTCAAACTCTTTCCTATCCTCTTCGAAAATTGAAGGATAAAAGTCCCACAAAGGTGTAGGAGTGAATGAATCATCCTTGCCGTTGAGTACAGTAGCAATACAATCCCTTATCTGATAGGCCTGTATCTGAAGAGATATCGCTTCCTGTCGCACCATTTCTTTTTTCTTTCTTTCATGCGCTGAAATGATATCGAATAGCTCATCTAACGAATAATTCCAAAATGAAAAGGGGTCTACTCCAGCATCAAGCGCTGGATCATAGACCGCCTTGTATATGTAATCTGTAATCAGGATATCTTCTAGAGATTCTTCTTGGCTTCCGCCATTTCCTTTTCCATTTTCGTTTCGAGAGCCCCAGAGAAAAAACCCGATACCTGGAACAATGGAATAAGAACATCACTAAGGAACTCTGTCTGTGAGCCACCTTCATCGATGTATCTATCAAACATATCATTCACATCGCTTCTGTCGATGTTGCTGTTGAATTTCTGAAGACCACCATGTGTGATGTCCAGCATAGTGCATAATGGTGTCATGCCTGTTTCTGTATTAAGAAGGTTGATAAGACTTCCACCATACATCTGTTCTAGTCTAGAGATTTCTCCTGTTGTCAGTTTTAATTTGTATTCTTCTTCACCGATTTTCCAAATAATGAACGGTTTTCTTTTTGCTTTTTCTACCATTTATCTATATCTTCCTTTCTATGCTGCTGCTTCTGCTGGATCAGTAATAGTGAGTTCAGACTGTAATGCGATTGCAACAGTAAATTCAATAGCATCATTGACACCACCGCCCGCTCTTTTAACAGTGACCTGTCCTGAGAATGTAGTTGTAGTGCCGTCCTTCAATGTTTCCTTGAACATTGCGGTAGCCCCTGTTTTTTCTAGTTCCCTCATTAATCTGTATGAAGATGTTGCTTTGCTGTTGTCATACTTGAATGTATATTCAAGGTCTCCAGGGTCTCCGATACCAAACTCATAGACCTTAACTGTATCATCAAGTGAAGAGTTTTCAACTTTTTCTTTTTCAATACCCATGTCAGGAATCTTCTTCAACCCTGGAAGGTCAGTGAAAGTAGTTCCCTTGTTTGTCTTGTCATAAGATAATTTAGCGCCATTTGCTAGCATTATATAATTCCTCCTTATCAGTTACATACCGTGATAGATGTAATCACTATCATAAAATGCTTCATAACTCATTTTCTTGTGTCTAAGTCCTGATGCATCATCAATATCTCTGCATGATACTCTCTTTAGCCCCATTGCTGATAATGCCTTATCAACTTTCAAGGCTGTACCCGATGTACTCTTAGTATCCCAGATTTCGATTCTGTAAAGGACATGTGATGTCTGCTCCTTGTCATCCGTCCATTCTGCCACGCTGTTATCTTCCTCAACATACTGAACTGCTGGAAGCTTTGCCCAGTCCTTAGGATAGATATCAGTGACTTCAAGGCCTTCATCTGTCAGAGCCTTATATACTTTATCTTTAATGTTGATCATATGCTTTTAATCCTTTTCAATTAACTGGCTGATTACTATACCAGCATCCTTCACTGCTTTCTTTTCAGTCTTCTTTGCTCCCTGGTACATGAATGGCTGTGCAGGCTGTCCATCCGACCTGTAATATCTCTTGCCATCAACCTCAATAACTACCCAATGATAATGCTTTATCGCACTTTCTGATAGCTTATCTTCAGGAATCCACCAAGGTTCCATAGTATAAGAAGGATGTACATATGGAGATATTCCAGCATGGTCTGCAGCACCTTTTCGACCTGTTCCGAATTCGACATATTGGGCATATGCCTTATTTGTATAAACATATCCCTTGTCTCCTTCAACACGTGTCTTAATGGAGTTTCTTAATTCACCATCATTAACAGGACACTCAAGAACGCACCCACTTCTTATGGTTTCTGCAGCCTTTCCAAGAACCTGTTCAGGATTCTCAAGAACGGCATCTATAGCACGAAGCTTTCTAAATAATTCATTAGCACCATTGAGACTCATTTAATAATCTTCTCCAGTTCATAGAGATAGTGTCTGTTATATTCCTTCATGCTGATGATTCTATAATCCGGTTCATCGATTGAATGATTATAGACATTCACTCCCCACTTTTCAGTGGGTCTGAAATCATCATCATTATTCTTAGGAAGAATCATATTAAAAATGTAGTTCAGTCTCTCCCCGTACATTTCAGCCTGTAACTTACCGGATGCAGGCCATATCTCAAGAAGCATTGATTTTCTCTTGATCCACTTTTCAGTAGTAACACCTTCACCATCTTTTTCGATGACAGGCTCATATACAGGATAGTTCTTAAGTGCTGAAAGTCTCATTGGTTCTCCTCCAGCTTCTTTTCGTGAACGATTCCTCCTGCGCGAATCAGTCTTAAGTTGTTGAGAGTTGAGAGAATATCTTCATAGGTGGAAGACTGAAAAGTAGATGTGATGCCACCTTCTGAATGTGATGATTCTCCGACCATGCCCTCTCTGAAGTACATGGCACATGCTAGATCAGCCACACAGAAATCCATTGCAGTGATGTATACAGTGCGGTTTGTATGTGCAAGAGCACGCTGTTTTGCCATTTCAACATAGATTTTTGCACGTTCCTGACTCATTCCTGTTCTTTCAGCAACAATCTCAACTAGATCCATAGATTACTCCTCCTGCATCTTAGTGAGAACTGCGACCAGTTCCTTTTTAACAAGACTAGAATATCCGCTAACGCCCTTTTCCTTTGCAATAGTCTTTAACTGGTCAACAGTCATATCGTTGAGGTCCGTCACTTCATTGTTTTCTACAGGAGTATCTTCATCATTCTTCTTGTCTTCAATAACACGATATCCCTGTTTAGTATAACGCTGAAGGTCATCCTCATGGATGGCCCTTTCAACGTTGATTCTTTTTACAATGATCATTATGCATCAGCTGAGACGTTAGCAATGATTAGGTCAAGCATGTTGTCCTTTTCCCAGCAGTCATGATATCTTCTATAGTCAATCTGCCAAGCATTTGCATCCTGATTAGTATCAGGGTCAAATACTCTTGTCTTGTCCTGTTTAGTAACACCAATAACACTATTGATTGGCGCCATTAAGAAGTTTACATCCTTAGCAGTATCACCTTTTGTATATCCACCTTTGTCTTTTGTTGCTCCAGCATCAACCGTGATAGCTGAATACATTCTGTTCTTTGGTGTAGGAATGAATGTGATTTCATCAAGCTTATAGATGTCTAATGTGATATTTCCAATAGTTAATTTACCTGATGTAAGATTGCTGTTTACCATCTTTTCCTTTAATAATCTTAAAGTGTCATATGTAATATGACAGATGATATCGCCCTGATATCCTTTATCACGGATAGTATCCGCTGCCTTTTCTAATTCAGAAAGAATATTCTGTTCAGTCAATGCAGTTGTTAGGATGTTGGCTGATTTCTTCGTTGTAACATCAGAAACAACCTTAGAAATACGGTAAGCATCTACTTCAGGGGCAACATGTAAACGCTGGAATTCTCCCATGACAGTGCCAGCAGATGCCACAAAGTTAGTTTCGTTTACATCCATTGCATCAAGAAGAAACTTTCTTCCACGGTCCTGTGTCATTCTGAATGTTTCATATTCAAGAGTAACAGCACCCTGTTTATATCCTTCATCTCTGTTATAGTCACCTAAGCCCACTAATGACATCTTAGGGATTTTTACCTCTGCACCACCGTCATACTTAATCTGTCCGGCATTGGCATCCATCCATGATGTAAGAGTGAGATGCTCCATCTGTTTATCTAGTTCAGTCTGAAAAATAGTTGAATACTGTAATGTGTTAATTGCCATGTTCTATACCTCTTTTCTAAAATTTAAGTGCATTTGCGAATGCCTTTCTTGCATTCTCTTCTTCAGTAGTCAATACATTGTTTTTAGCCTTGTCTAAAGGTGCTTTCCCTTTTAATCGGTCATCAACAGACTGCTGAACTGCTCCCTTGAATGCTTTAGAGAGTCTTTTGACAGATTCATTTACGGAATCAGCATCAGTGTAGTCAATGAAGTCAGCCATGTCTGCTGGAACTCCTGCAGCATTAAGCTGTTCCTTGGCAACTGCAGTCAGTTCTCTACGAGTAATTGCTGCTTCTCTATTGTCAAGTTCTTCTTTTCTCTTGTCTTCCTCATACTGCTTCTTTTCATCATCTGTCATCTTTTGAAGCCTTTCGGCTTCCGTATGATCCTTATCCCACTTCTTTCTTGCACGGGCAAGTCTCTTCTGGACGATTCTGTCCACATCGTCTTCTGTGAGGGTTGTTACTTTGGCTTTATCATCTTCTGGTTCACCTGACTGCGCATCATCAGGATTCCCTTCATCGCCATTATCTTCTTCCCCTTCTTCCGCAAAAAGCTGAAGGTCCAAAGGCATCATATTCTTAATGTATTCCATACTTTAATTCCTCCGTTTATAGTCCGTATGACTGTTATATCCATGCACCTTTTAATGTCATATGCACGTTATGGACAGACAGAAAAAAAGAAGAACATCAATCGCTCTTCTGTCTGCTTCTGTATTTCATCAATGCTTTAGGTTTTCTTTCCTTGGGAGGCGGACAGTACTCTTCATATGTCTCGTGTGAGAGTTTTCCGCATATCATGCACATATATGTCACCTTCTTAACAATGACGTGCCTACGGCTGTCAAAATGACTTTTACAGTCATACTCAAAGTACTGGTGATGATGTGGTTTCAATCCTTCAGCCATATTGTTCTCCTTTCTTGAAATTGAGCAAAATAAAAACCGACTAGATAGTCGGCTTATACGAACGGTAATATGTCTTTCAAGTCTTTCATAAATCGCTTGGCTTTTTCAATAGTTGAATTATCAGTAAGGTATTCTATTCCTTTTGGTGTAATCTCACATTTATCAAGGTTGTATATTTCTATGTTTTCGTCTATATCCTGGTCAATTACTATCCCACTGATATATCCCTCATTCAACAGATTCACAATGACATAAGTCCAGTACTTTCTGTTGATCTGCAGATATTTACTGTCGTGTCTTATGAGTGATGCATCAATATCCTTGCCTTGCTTTAGCTGCATATACAGGTAGGATAGAATCTGATAAATAATTACATGATAATCATCCCTTGCCATGTTGTTCTCCTTCCTTGAGACTGTATAAAAGAAAAAACCGACTATTTGTCGGTTAACTCTATTTTTTCTATTTCATCAGCATAAATCACAATGCAATGAAATCGATTTTTCATTTTTAGATCAATTGATGCTTCTCTAGGAGCGTTATCAATGGAATTATCAAATCCTTCCACAATACCCTCTAAAATTTGTCCATCCTTACAGAATACTTTAACCTCTTGACCTAAACTATTATATAACTCTCTTTCGGTCATTTTTTCTTCACTCCCTTTAATGTAGGAACCATGTGAGTTCCTTTTTCTTTGCTATAATGTATTTTAAACTTATTTGTTGCTATCCAAGTTTTATCGATACTAAACACATATCCAGTAATTGTATCATCGATAATAGATTCCGTTTTATCCCAATTACCATTTTTGTCACGGTTTATAGTACCTTTTCCCGCATGTTCCAAAATACATTTTTGTATTTCTTCCATTGAAGCATCAGCAATATAGCTTTTACCTTCTCTATAATTGTTATGTCCTAAAATGTGCTTCCCTTGTTGCCCTTCACGCAACGTTAAATTATAAGATTCAACAATTTCTTTTTGTAATTTGCGGTCTTTATAATTTAATTTTAAATCATTAAATTTATCACCATCATTATACTTCAAATTTTGGAATTCTGATAGTGATAACGGCACATTTTCATTTCCTAATAAATTGGCATATTCTTTATACTGCTTCTTATCACTAGAATAATTCTTAGCTGACTTCTCAGCAGTGTTAATTGCATCAGCACCATGCTTTTCAACCATTCTCTTATGCCACTCTTTATAAGTCTCGTCCGCTGGAACCTTCATTCTTTCACCTGTGACAGGGTCCCTTGCAAATCTTTCTAGATTATGCATAGTTTCATCGTCAAGATTCATAATAGTAGTAGAACGGCACCATGGGTGCATTGGAGGGGCGTTTACACCTATCTTCTTATCATTCACCCTGTATACACTTCCGTCTCTCTCACGGCAAATTTGGGACGTTCTAAGGTCTAGTGTTGCAACAAATCTATACTCCTCTATGCCGTAATCCTTGTAAGCCTGAAAGTGCGCCTCGTTGTGAATGTATGATGATTCGGTTCTTACAAGTCTTCTAGCTTTATTTCTACCTGATAGAAACTGTTCGTTGATTGAGTCGGTCATTTCCTTCTCTGTCTTTCCTGTAAGTGCTCCTATCATGAGTTCCTCTTTTAATGCATCGGCCACCTTCTGAGTATTATTCCATACTCTTTCGGAATAGTTCTGTCCTGACCATTTCTTTTTCAGAATGGTTTCAAGAGCGCCTTCATCAATGGGGCCTGTCTGAAGATCTAGACCACTCATTCTTGCAGCTTCATATACTGCATGGTGATAACTGCTTTCATAGACCTGTCGCATTGTCTTGTCTATTGCATCTCTTTCCTTGGATGCAATGGCATTAATCAGCTTATTAATAGACTTGTTAATATCGTCAAGCCTCTTCATACGGTTCTTGTATGCTGGGGCTTCCAATTCTGCTAATACCTCTCTTTTTTGGGCACCTGTCTTATTCTTGTATGCTTCAAGCAGTTTTTCGAAATTTCTGCTGTCAGCCTCTGAAAGAAGATTAATAGCCTCGTCTCTTGTTAGATGATGCTTTGAAGCGAATCTATTGAATATTCCCTCAATCTGCTTGGCAGTGTAGATTGCAGCCTTGCTATAGATTACGCTCAAATCTTTAGCGCAGTCCTCAGCTAACTGCATATCCTTGTACATGTTCCTTGCTTCTCGCATCTCCCAGTACTTTATGTTTTTGATGTTAGTCATAACAGAACACTATTATTCCTTGTCTTTGTCATCATCATTATCATCTTCCTCATGATCATCTGTTTCTTCTTCATCTTCTGGAGGAGTATTCTGATTTTCGGTATCAAATAACTGCTTCTGTGTTTCAAGTGCTTCCTGTTGTTCTTTTTTGACTTCTTTCATTTCATCATCAACATTTGAAACAAAGTCTAGCAGTGCAAGAAGTGTCTTAGTTGATACAACACCTTTAAGGTTCGCAATGATTTGTGATAATTCAAGACGGTTCTGTGGGAGTCCTCTTGTAAATACAGGCTCAATCATTGACTGATCAGCAGCAATTGCCTTTAGATTGAGGTAAGTACAGAACATTCTTATACGCTTCTTAAGCCCTTTCTTGTAATATCTCTCTTTTGTCTTGGTGAGAGTCTCAAGTGCTAGAAGCTTATATTGAATGGCAATGCCTGAACTGTTGCCAGCAAAGTTTTCATCTGTCAGATTAGGAACATGAGAAAGTGAATAGATATCTTCCTTTATTGAGCGCTTGAGTGTTTCCACAGCATTTTCGTCAAATGTTCTAGTCAGATATTCAGAGCGTGCATCACTAGGAAGTTCCATAACACCATTCTTACGGATAGCCTGGAGCGCTTTTGTTGCTTCTTCATCGTCATCACCTAAAAGAGCGCCATAGACAACAAGCACTGCGTCAATGAACTGCTCCTTATCGTTGATTCTGTCAGAGCATAATGTATTGTATGCATCGATAAGAGAAATCTGCTGTTCATAGTCTCCAATGCAGTCCATGTTGTTTCTATACTCAATGATAGGGTCCTCACCTAAGAAATGTGGGTAAGGCTCACCTAGTTCTGAAAACTCGCCTTTTTCAAATTCCTCATTGCATGTGATTCCCATTCTTGTGACATAGTTCTCAGTTGTTACTGTTGCGATGATATTGAACCTGTCAGTAGAATCATCTTTTTCAATAGAATAATAAACACTGAATAGTTCATGCTGTTCAATTGAAGCATCGAAAACCTTGAATGTTGACAATGGGTCAAGTGTCTTGGTCATCAGCTTGCTTTCATGCTCACATAAGTAAACATACTCATAAGCGACACCTGCACGTGACATATTAATAGCATTGCACGAATCTGTATCATCTGTTTCAGCATCAACGAAAGCACCTGTCAGCTTGTCAATATTGCCGTCTTCTGTATTCTTCTTAAATGTTATAGGGTTTGAAAGAAAATAGCCCGTTGCTGTATCTGATATATCTTTAGCATGATTTACCATGATCTTATTGTTCGGCTGGTTCTTGAACTTCTTTTCCCTGTTCATGATGGCATGCTTACCAAAGTAATAGCCGACATTCTTCAATATCTCAGGAGCACGAATACTATAATGCTTGCTAATGAGACGAAGGATCATGCTTCTGTCTATGTTTGTCTCGTCGAATTCTTCTCGTGGAATCGTGAAAGTATAATACATCTTTTAAAATCTCCTCTTTCCTGCTCTTGCCTTCTTCATAAGGATTTCATTTTCTATAGCATATCTAACCGCATCTATAGTGTGGTTGTTTCTGTCGGGGAACTCCCCTCTAAGGTTGCCGTCTCTATCCATTTCAATTTCATAGTCATTGAATTCACGTGCAGCATTGGGGCATCTAACAGGATCTATAATTATCTTGTCTAAGTCCTGAAGGAACTTTATTCCATTGTCCACACTGTCAGCGCCTTTCTTTGCACCGATGATATTGAGACCTAATAACTTGAATTCATTAATAGTTCTTGGTTCAGCTGAATCAGCAGTTACTAGCTTATTGAGCGGGTTAATCTCTTTTATGAGTTTCACGGCCTTGGCATTTGATAGTCTAGTTCCATATACTTCGCCAAAAATAAAAAGACGCCTGCGCGTCTTGTCATAGTTTGCTTTGATAAAGGCCAAAGGGTCACCAGCATAACCAAAGTCTAGTCCGAATTTCAATCTATCGAATACCTGTATTTCCTCGTCAGTTATCTCTCGTATATCAAGATTTGTGAAAACCTCGCTACCTGTTCCGGTTACCTCTCCCAAATAGTCATGCTTATACTTATCAGGCTTTGACTCCTTCATGTGGTCGGCTTCAATTAGAAACTGCTCTCCAAGCCATTCAGGAGGTGCCTGTAAGTAAGTTGTGTGAGATACATATGTATCATCCCTTTTTACTAGAACTTGCCTGTTGCACCAATTTCTTTGTGATTCAGGAGGGTTGAAGGAATAAAAGACACAATACTCGTGCCCACCACGAAGAAGAGACTGATTAATATTGGTTATTTTATCGTATGTTTCGAATTCGTCGCATTCTTCATACCATACGTATTTAACATAACCGACAAACACTTTGATAGATTTCAACTTCTTAGGATTGTCAGCACCTTTGAATATTATCTGTTGTCCTGTCGGCCTGTATGTCATCTGTAACTTAGATTCAGGTATATCCCAATCTTCTTCAGCCTTCAGCATGAATATGCCCCATTTAATCTGTTCATAGACTGAGCCCCTTAAAGTGTCCTTTACACGTCTGATAACAACGGCATTACTCATTACACCACGTTTCGCATCTCTCATAATCCCTAAAGGAATTTCTGTACCAATGAAAGAAGATTTTAAGGAACCACGTCCACCCTTGAGCCAGTAATGTGTATATGCATTGGTCTTAACATATTTATGAAGATCATAGAATGCTGGGCCTATAATGTCAGAAAGCTTTGCTCTATTCGATGTCATCTATAATTACTATCTGTCCATTTGACTTGATGTCAAGACTACTGCCAGGCTTATTACCGCTTAAGTCTCTAATGAATTCTGCCGCCTTAGTATCGCCCTTCATTGCCTTCTGAACCTGTTTAATGAGTATTGCATCCTGTACAGTCACATTCTTGCCATTCAATGCAGCAAAGTTCTTGATTGTGTCCACATCGGCTATCTTACCGGATTTAAGAGACATGGAAAGAAGCGATGCAAGATTGTCTTTCATTGCCTTCTTTTCTCTTCTTGCCTTGACAGATGCAAGTCCGCCTTTTCGGCCGTTCTCTCTTCTTTCTTCTGGTGTCATGTTTGCGAACTCACTTTTTGCCATTGCTATCACCTGCCTTTCAACGCAAAAAAGCAACCCATTCTTTGAGTTGCTTTTACAAATTAAAATAATAATATAATCATGTTGGAATTGTACCTTACTACATCAGCTCTTACAATAAAAAAAAGAAAGCGTCACGATTCGAACGTGAGTCTCCTCAGTGGAAAAACCATACATCAAAGTGTAATCAACCTCTATACTACTACTTCCCTTTTTTTCTATTTAACCAAAACTCCTTAACTTTGTCAACCATTCGCCTTTCTTTATCGGTAAGCCTTGCCGCTCCTTTTTTACCGTCATTTTCATAACATAAAAAAGGAGCCCTTAAGAGCTCCTAAATTCTTAGCAGTCAACCGGAATTGAACCGATGCCTTGTCTATCAACCTGTTCTGCCAGCCTAAACTATCTTCTGCTAAGATAATCATGCCATACTTTTTCAACGCTTTCAACCATTTTCTTTTCTTCCTTGGTTAATCTAGTAGCGCCTTTTTTGCCATCATTCTCATTATGAAAATATCCGTGATGTACATGGGGGTCTAAGCCTGCATGTTTATGCCCAAAATTTATTTCTTTGACATGCTTGTTTTCTTTGTCGAAATAGACAATTTTTATCAAATCATCTCCACCAGTAAGCGCATATACCCTTCCTTTTGTCATTGTTTCCATAAGACTTTCGGAATCTCTTGAATTCGATTGAATAAATTTAACATTCCCACTTACAAGTGCTTTACCATTAGAATCTTTTACAGCGTGAAATTGTGAGCCGTATACATTTCTCTTTTTGCTTATTCCACTTGATACACCTCTTCCACCCATTTTTTATACTTCCTTTTATTTTTTTCTAGTACTTTATTGAATTTATATTTGATATCTCTGCGTTTAAGATAGTATGCCTCAGTATGCCAATGTCATTTTAAACCTTTCGAGTGCCTTTAACATTACATTGCTGACCAGTATGATCTGTGTCTATTAACGCCTTTTTTTGAACTTCTGACAGTATAATCTGTTTTTCTATTTGCTAACTCTTTAGCATAATCAGCGTTCATTTTTTCTACTGCCTTATCAGATAAAATTGAAGCCTTGCCCTTTCCAACCTTATTAACACGTTTGATAATCGCATCAACATTCCCGTACTTATCGTAAGCTTTTTGAAAAGGATGGTTACTATCAAAATAGCGTACCAAAGCCCCACTCGCATTTTTTGGTGTTGCCATCGAGATTTTTCCGCCAATAACTATATAATGATTTGTGTTCCCTTTTTCATCAGTAATGCTAAAGCCATTGTATTTAGCGTTACTCGCTTTGCCTCTTCTTCCACTTGATGCACCTCTACCACCCATATATATTATGCTCCTTTCGATATATGATTTATATATTTTTTAAGTTTTTCATTTTTTCCGTTACATGATTATCATAGTATTTTACATTAGCGCCCTTGAAGTCATAGCCAATGTCACCACCATAGACAAGCACATTCTTTGGCTTCAACCTCTTCATGGCTTCATCCATGCCCTGTGTCCATATCTTTGTGGCTTCCTTGCTGCGCTTAACTCCAATAGTAGAAACTGAAATTGTACTGTTAGAAGGAATACCATCAAAACAAAAAGTAAATGTTTCTGGTTCAGCCCATGATACAGTAGGAATCACTCTAAGCCCTCTATCCTGATAGATCTGACCAATTAAACGGCTTCTGTATACATTCCATATCTTCATGGCCATAGGCATATCCATGTAAAGAGAAAAGTCAGGAGTAAGAATACAGTCAAACTGTGCTAGCTTATCAACATACATCTGAGGAGATGCCCAAATTCTTTCAAATTGATAGTCATCAATATAAAAATGAACACCTGATTCATATCTATCAGAATTCAATACATAATTGAAACCAACAAGATCATCAGGAACATAGTCAATTCTTTCAAGTGTAGGCATTTGATAGAATCCTATTGCTCTAAGTTCATCATATTCATCAAGGTTATATGCGTTTCCTGTTCTTTCTCTTTCATTAACCTTTTCAGAATCGTCTTCCTCAGGTTCTTCAAAATCAATTGACTCAAACCCAAATGAATCCATGTCTATATTGATGATGTCATCAAGTTCACCGCTTAGGATTTCAAAATCCCATTCAGCTTTCTCTGATACCTTGTTATCTGCTAGTCTAAAAGCCTTAATCTGCTCGTCTGAAAGGTCATCGGCTACTATGCATGGAACTGTCTCAAGTCCTAGCTTTAGCGCTGCTTTAAACCTTGTATGACCGCATACGATGATATTATTCTTATCAATCACTATAGGAACTTTAAAGCCAAACTCCTTGATGCTGTTCATTACCATCGGAACGGCTTCATCATTCCTTCTAGGATTGCGACTATAAGGAATTAGATCAGCAATAGGCTTCTGCGTTACCTTGATGTCATTCATCTGTTATTCTCCTTCATGCAACAAAAAAAAGAGGCTGTGTGTGCCTCTCTGCTTAATTTGCCTCTTTTTACCATTATATAACATTAAATAACGTAATGTGACGGCAAATGGTGCAAATGGCCATCAATTCACGTCACACGTTAACTCATGATAATAACTAGTTTGTCGATTGCATCATGTATGTATCTTTCAGCCGTCCTCTGTGAAATATGCAGCATGTCAGCAGTATCATAGATACTCATTAGTTCGATGTATCGATAAAAGAGTACATCCCTATGATTGATATCATCTAGTTTGTCTATATTTTGACGTATGAGAGCCATTTCTTCTAAACACCTATCCTTCATCATGATGTAATCGTTCTGCGTCTTGGGCTCACTGTATGAACCTGTTGGACTGTCTCTATATGAGATTGCTTTAACGTTTATTAACTTATTCTGTAGATAGTCTGCTTTGTCCTTTAGATTTCTATATGATTTTAAATATGTTCTGACTTCTTCGGCTGTCATACGTTACCTCCTGATTACTCAAAAATGAAAAATAAATAAATCACTATCACCAGTACAAATAAAATGAAAAACAAAATTTAACCTCCTTTCTGGAAGAGAGAAAGAAGTCCTTTACTCTGTCTTTTGATTTTCAATTCATTCTTTCTGTCTTCCCAGTAGCATCATAACTTAGTTGGATAGTAGCAAAATTAGCGCTTCATACTCTTATTCTTTGCAAAAGAAGGTGAATGAGATTGAAGCAAAGCCATGACACTGCTGTTGTTTGTTGGTTTTAGAATAGAAAAATATGTTAGGGCATCGAATCCATGAGAGGATCTTGCTTTTAGAAAAGAATCTATTAAGTATGAGGGGTCCTAATAAATTTTCTTGATAGTATATAAAATCTAATAAAGAACTCAATGCCCTGTTTGATTATCTGATGAATTCAGACTGTAGAAATTGAACTAGATCTAAATACTCTTTATAATTTGTTTTTTTTGTTGTTTCACGAGAAGGTGACATAATCTTATTCTTTCCGCTTCTAGTCCTGTCAACACATACAACTCTTGAAGCGTCGTATTTATCTTTAAAATACCAGAAATCACCGCTACGTTGTTTCGCTTGAAAGTCCTGTAAATATCTGAGCCTTTCTTCTGCTAATTTTCTACTATAGAACTTTTCGCTAAAAATAATTGAGCGCAGTCTTCCTTTTCCTGTGAAATTAATTCTGAATGGGAATCCGTCATTAAATGACCTCGTATCAAGTTCGAACCTTACTTTATCAAGGTTGATAATTGAAAAGTGCGTTCTCATATATTCCTTTTCTTCTTCGTTTCTTGGGCATCTGAATATTTTGAAAACTTCTACAAAGTTACATTCTGTTCTTGTAAGCCCGACTGTAAAAGGTATATTTTCAACTATTCCTTCTACTTTGCTAATATTTAGTATTATGTCATTTTTTGTTGAAACTAACGGCTCTCTGCTTTTTGCACATGATTCTATGCGTTCTAATCCTACATTAAAATATTTTCTTATGTCGCAACGGCTCCCACAACCAAGGAACTCGCCGTTTTCAGCGTTGTAAACATAGTATGTGTTTTTTCTTGCTACTTTCATTTTTTCTATGTCTCCTTTATCGTTGTTTTGAATTTATATTCAAAAATCTTTTTCTTAATCTTATAAACTTCTGTCTTTCTGCCTTTGACGTCTTCTACAACTTTAACGTTATTGATGTAATAGACGAAGTCAGCAATATACTCCATCCTTCTTCTTTTTCTCTTCTTCCCATCAATTTCGATTTCAAAAGGAGGGATCAATACAAACGGCACCTGTAATTGTAGATTATGAATTAATCCGTCTTTTTCCATCTGCTTTAGTTCTAAATAGCGTTTTGCTTCTTTTTTAGAATCGAACGTGAAGCCGTCAACTGTAGTCTTTCTTGAGTTGTACTTGCTCATTAGAATTGGATATCCTCTTCATCCATAACCAATCCTTCATCCTCGAACTGATGAATCAGTCCATTGCTCGCATAGTTATTAACAGGTGCTTGTGGTGCAGCTTGATTTTCTTTTCTAGTGTTAATGAACTGTACAGAGTCAGCAATTACTTCAGTAACATATACCTTTTGGCCGTGGTTATTGTCATAATTTCTTGTCTGAATGCGACCATCAACAGAAACGAGAGAACCCTTAGAACAGTAACGTTCTGTATTTTCCGCAATCTTCCCCCAGCACACACAATTAATAAAGTCAGCTTCCTGATCATCGCTCTTGAAGTTTCTTTCTACTGCTAGATTGAAAGAAGTAACAGCCTTTCCATTGCTTGTTCTTCTTAGTTCAGGGTCTCTTGTAAGTCTTCCGACTAATAAAGCACGATTAAGCATTAATAGTGTTCCTCCTTGTCATTTATTGTCATAAGTTATTGCGCTCCTTATCTTTTCTGAGTTCTTCTCTAAATGTCGAAAGCGTAGAGAAGAAGACTGCTAACAGGATAAATACTCCAATTATGAGCGCTAAGGCTAGCACAACAAGAAGAATCAGAAGAAACGCATATTTAACTAACTGTAATAGAATCATTTGTATCACTCCTATCTGACAAACAAGTAAATCATCAACATCAGTGTAGCAGCATAAGCCGCTGCTAAGATAAAGAAATCCCTGTTAGCCTTTTTGCAGCTTTTAACAAGTCTATTGTTTAATTTCTGAAGATCTTCCATCTTTTTTGAGTCTTCATGATAGATGCACAATACAGTTTTGTTTGCTTTTTCATAACTTTTACACTTATCTTCTAAATCTTCATATTCAGCCTTTAAATCTTCTAATTCTTCTTCTAAACAATGGTTTTTGCTTTCTGATTCTTCAATCTGACATAGTAACTCTGTAATCTGCTCCTGGTGCAGTTCCATTGAAATAGTGTTCATGTTATTTTACTGTTCTCCTTTCGCTTCTAAGTCTTCAATGTAATCATCATTTTTATGCGCAGTTAAATATCGCAATAATTCTGTATCGGAAGTATTAGGACTGTAATATAGATCATCGGGATAAAAGAACTTAGTAAACTGCGTATACCATCCACTTTTTTTAAAATATTTATTAAAACCCATCACTTGAATTTTTCTGACATATAGTTTAGGTGTTAATTTTAAAGTCAGCATTTTAATATCAGGTGTTAAATACTCAACTTCCCAGTTCTTCTCATTTCTTAAGAATGAGGTTCTTTCTTCTTTATTCTTCAGCATCTTCTTCACCTCCTAGAAAATCAGACATACTTGTTTGCACATTTTTAGGTTCCGCTAACATTTCATTCTTAGCACGAGTATAAAAGTTTCTATCAATTTCAAAGCCATATGCGTTTCTGTTTAGTTCAAGGCATGCTCTTAATGTGCTACCGCTACCACAGCAAGGGTCAATAACAACATCACCTTCATCAGTAAAGATTTCTACTAACTGCTTGATGACGTTCACAGGCTTTTGAGATGGATGGATTTTCGGGATATCCTTCCCGTCCTTTTCCCACTTGAACCAATTGAATATCATTCTTCCTGTTCCTCTGATATTTTTCCCTGTTTCGGGGTCAGTCTGTACACCGTTTCTAAACTTTGGCAATTTTCCTCTGTACATGACTAGTGCGTATTCAGTCGCTCCAACTACTCTCATATTTGCCTTCAACACTTGAGGGCTGTAATTCTTAATGAACACTAAAGGAATGTAGTTTACAAAGCCATGTTTCTTTCCAGCATCTATAAGGGTAGGCATCTGTTCAAAAGAACAGAATACTATCATGCATGGACTGTCGGAACTTCTTCCGCGTTTCTGTTTCTTATGATCATCTTTTTTTAGCATGCGAGAACAGAAATGGAAGTATTCATACAAGTTGAAATTGAAATCACTATTAAATGCTGATTTACCAGCCAATTTAGATTCACCATTCTTGTTATCTCCGCCCTTATACCACATCGGATTGCTTCCGTAAAAATTATTACCAACGTTATAAGGTACATCAGCAATAATCAATTGAGCCTTTGGAATAGCATATCTCTTATAATTCTGCATGCTATCCCTGTATATCTCGCATCTTACTTTCTTCATTTTGATTCTCCTCTTTAATCCATTTGATAAAATTATTATTTGAATAGAATGGACATGATTCTTTACATAGATCATTATCACAAGGTACATCTAATCTTTTCTTTAGAGAGTTGTTGAAGTGCGAACACAGAAATCTTCCATCAACCTCAATATCTGTTAGAAAGTTAGCGACTGCTTCTAGTTTCTGACTACTCACAAGTTCCATGCTTTTCTGTCTCCTTTCTCAGTTCTTCCTCTTTCTGGATTGCTCTTTCAAGTTCTCTATCAATTTTCAATTCCTGATACTTTGCCACTTTATCGATATCTAAATAACCAAGACATACCAATTCGGTAATACAGATAAGAACATCTGCGACTTCTTCGTGTAGGTTATCTTCATATTCATCATGAAAACCATATCTTTTTATTTTGCTAATGGCTTGAATTAACTCTGCGCATTCTTCTGATGTAATAATAAGAGTTAGATCATCACCATTTACATGTGCTATGTTATCTAATCCGAGTATTAATTGTTGTGGATAATTCAATAATCCTTTTAGTTTCCCAATCTCTTTAAACATTTTTTTATAAACCCCCTCCTTAATCTAAATCTTCATCATGTTCATACTTCTTACTATCAAGTAACTCTTGAAGCCTTTTGCGTGCTTCTTCCTGTTCAGGAGTTAATACAATAGCGTCTGGTATTTTATTTTCTGAAGATTCTTCTTTTTCTTTCTTTCTTCTCTCTGCTATTGGTATAGGCTTATTTTTTTCAGCCTCTTTATTTCTCAAGAATCCATCTATATGTTTTTCTAGATTTCTTATATCAGTTCTATCTTTTACAGATTCATAATATTCACTGATGTACTCCAACTTGTCTTTCTTAAAGAAAATAGAAAAAATAGATTCATAAGACGGACAATACTCTACAGTACAGTCTTTTTCTCTTTTCTCTTTTCTTTGTTCTTTTATTGTCTTATTAGGGTTTAGTTCTTGGTTTAGTTCTAAACCACTTGCTAAACCACTTGCTAAACCACTTGCTAAACCACTTGCTAAACCGGTAGTATCTTCCGACTCCTCGTTTTCGCTTTTTGAAAACCCGTTACTTTGGTATTTATCCCAGTTTAATACCGTCACTTTAGTGCCCTTTTTAGATATATCTAACTTAATTTTTCCACATTCTTCTAATAAGTGAAGGTATTTGGAAACTGTCGGTTTAGACATATGACACCTTGATGCGACCTGATTCAGAGAGAGGATGCATTGTCCTCTCTTGATCAAGTCTCCGTGATGATAATAATCAACAGGATTAGTGTGTAGTAAGATGTCAATCCAAAGATGGAACATCTTGGAATCGTGATAGACTTCATCGTAGTCCATCATATAAAGTTTTATCCATCTCCTTCTTTCCATCTTTCACATCTCCTATTCTTTGACTTCTCCTGTGTCTTCATCAACAATATTGACATCTGCATCAACCCATTCATTAGGCTTGTCTAGAATGTCTCTGTTGTCTTCTCCAACATCAAAGTTTTTAATTGTTTCATCCTGTGCTACCGCTTTAACAAATTCGGTCTTAAGTGGCATATACTTCAACAACTTCTTGAGCACTGTCTTTTTAGCCATTTCATCAAAAGCACTCTGCCAAGGGCCATTATTAAATGTTTTAGAATACTTCTTGGCGTGTTCTGTAACATCTTCATAACTCATGACTTGGAAACCTTCCCCACCATTTACTAATTTAAATACTGCATAGTAGAAAATCGGTTTTCCTCTTCCTTTCTGTGCTGGTACATGTTTCAATTTAGGATTTAAACCTAATTCGTACTCGAATAAGTCACCTTCTCTGACAACTTCGGCAGTAATACTTCTTACTTCTCCTGTTCTGTATGCTAGATCAAGCGCCCCTTTGTAACCTAATTGGAACTGACATTGATTGCCGTATGGGATTAAATATGCTTGTCCTAGTGCTGTATTAGGTTCAACTCCTAACTGTGCAGCAATAAGCAATGCACCAATGAATGACTGTGGTGTACATTTTGCTAACTTAGGAGTATTAGTGACTGCCGTCATAGCGATGCGACTGAATCTTTCAGGAGTGATTACGTTAGGCAATGCCTTAGCGATTTCTCCTTCATATACCTTGATATAGTCCTTGATTGTTTGAGGCTTATGCTTATTAGCAACTGCCTGTTTAGTGGTATTCGCAATAATACCTTTCTGATTTACTTCTGCCATTATTATCTGTTCTCCTTTTCTTCTTTTAATGATTCTTCTTTTTCTTTCTTGTACATTTCTAACAATTGACTATTAAAATATGTGACAAATTCATCACGAGACACTGAATTAGGAATTTTTTCAATTCTTACTTTTTGCTTGAGCCAATTTTCGAATGAAGTATAGCTATATGTATCTGCTTCTTCGTCATAGTTACAACATACTTTGTTCCAATGATAAAGCGTTTCTTCAAGAGTTGCTTTTATGCCTTTTTCAATCATCAAGCCATCAATGCGGTTTATGCTGTTATTTTTTGTATTGACTTTAGGAACACAGTTTTTTAAACGCTCGTTTTCCATTTTTAAAGCATCAATGTCATCAAACATATCTAAAATATTGTTTACAAAATCTTGTCTTTTTAGCATTATTTTTCTCCTTTTTTCTCCTTTACATAGAATTTTCTTTGAGTACTTTCTTTCAAGTACTGTTTAAATAACTCTGGGTTTTCTTTTTTAAACTTATCTCTATCAAAAGTCATACTTTTTGAAGTCTTCCACTTGATCATGACATTTTCTAGTTCTGCAGCTTCTGCATCTTCCATCTCTGCTTTGATAGAGTTCTCATAAGAAACTTGAAGTTCCTTCAAAGCTTTAATTCTCTTTTTGATAGAAAGCAACTCTTTAACACTGTCCTCGGCTTCATGCCCTAAAACACAACTTTTTACTTGAGACTGCCATCTTGTGTTCAATGTGTTCTTTGTACTTTCTGAGCCGTCGACGTCAGGCGCATTACCTTGTTTGACCATTTCCCAGAAATCACCTTCAGCCTTGATAAGTGCTTCAATTTCTTCTTCATTTCTGTTGATTTCGTACCAAAAGAAGCCCTTGCCCATCACTAGAACGGCTATATACCATTTTTCGAAGCCTGTTACTGCCATGTAATGCATACATTGACAGTAATAGCTTGGTGGAATATCACCATTCTCAAAATCGCATCTAGTTAGTGCACTAGCGGTTTTACATTCAAGCCCTGCCTTTTCACCAACAATTAAACGGTCAACATTTGCGAGCATGAACGGATGCTTCTCAGATTGAAAAGAAAACCCACTTTTTCTAATTTTCTTTCCTGTCGCTTCTGTAAATCTGTCAGCGACATACTGTTCTAAATCTCTACCAACTCTCATAGCTTCGTTGTCTTCCTCTTCATCTTGAAGAAGTCCGCATTTTTCAGCCCACAGAGTGTAGGCACTTTTATACTTATTAAGTCCTAAAACTGCACCAACATCTGATCCACCTATACCCTTTAAACGGTCATATAGCCACTCCTCACGAGTTTTTGGCAACTTGTGCTTAATTACACCTTTCATAATCTTTCACCCCCTTAGACACATTCTAAAGCGTTAATAACATCTTTAATGGGAGCCATGCCACTGTCTCCAGTAACATCAATGAACACTTCTTGGTTACCTTCATAAAGTCTGACAGTAACCTCTTCATTGCCGTTCTTATCCTTGTGATATAGCATTTCTGCTATTTCATCACTCCACTTTCTAGTTCTAGTGAGAGTCTCAAACAGGCTCTCTAGAATATCTTTCTTATTCTCCATCATTGCTTAACACACCCTTTTACTTCTTTTCTAGAGCTTTTTCCATAGCTTTGATATAATTCTTATTTCTTAAAATCATATCGTTTTTGTATTTATCGCTATTTATATAATTGAGAATTGCTCTTGATATACGCTTTGCTCTTTTATCTCCAGCAACTGACAATAAGCGAGCTACGTTCTGTATATACATTGGAACGGGATACACAAGATTCTTATTCTCCATCTATGTAATCCCCCTTAAACAAGTTATCTAATGCTTCTAAGGCCTTAGAGATTGCATCATAACTATTTACATCACCTAATTGTGAAAATGCCTTAATTGCAGCACCTGGACGCTCATACACCTTATTTATAATTCTATTGAATTCCTTTTTTTCTCTCTCACTATCAAACCCACTAGCAAAGCCCCCTTCTTTGGCAACTTTAACGATGTAAGCACATAGCAATAAGTACTGCCATGTGTTTCCTGTTCCTGTTACTTCACAGTTCCCGTCTTTAATCTCAAGGTGTAAGAATGGATTTTTTGTGTGTTTGATCATGCTATTTACCTCCACAAATTACGTACTCTGCGAATAAGACATTGACACCAAGAGAGCACGCACATAAGATATGCACTCCTGTACTTTCCCAATTGTTGCCAGTGAGCACCATGCTAATTAGTGTCACTAGTACAAAGATGTTTAATAAGATAATTACTAGTTTTTCAAAATTGTTCATAATTTCCTCTTTCTGTGATATACTTATCACTGTCTGATTTTTATCAATCTTTTCCAAGAAGATTGAGTGGGAGCACACGATGGCTGTCGTGTGTTCTTTTTTTTGTGCTCATAAGCACTTAGCGCCAGGAGACCGTATACAGTAGGTATGTATAGTCAATGGAATTACCCAAAAAGAGAAATGTTAAATTATGTATTGCAGTTCATTCTACAAATTATTATTTGTCTCCTAGCCTTAGGTGCCTACGAGCAACTAAAGCTATTTATTCAATTGTTTTTCTTTTAGAATCATCTCATGTTCAATATTCGCATTTTTGATGATCCTTTTTTCATCAATCCCAAGATAATCGATAACCAGTTTCATCGGCAAATGTCTACTGTCATGAAGTCTTTTACCAGACTTAAGTACTTTCTCGGTCATCTCTTTCTTAAGTCTAGAAGCCTTTGCTTCACTGCAACTTGCTAAAATCATGATGTCATTTCTATCAGCCCACTGTTTCTTAATCACATCAAACATTTGCAAGTTTGTTGTAGCCTGTTTACACATTTTTTCTCACTCCTTTGCTAAGAACTTATTAATGAAATACTGCTGACCCTTGCCAGTAACCTTTGGGGTCTTGGTTGTGATGTTTACACCTGAGCCGTTGACGTAAGAGCCTTCCTTAATTTCAAAGAGACCTAGATCCATAGCCTTCTGTGTAGGCATGTTGTAATCAGTGCCTTTTCGTTTGATTAAAAAGCCTTTTTCTCTGAGCCATGCAAATAAACGCTTCTGACCCATGTCAATGCCATTTTGTTTTAGAATCTTTGCAAGTTCTCCAACTAAGATTGACGTGTGGCTAGTGGCTACTGCATCAGCAAATAATGCTTTAGGCTTCATTTCCTCAATCTGCTTGTCTTTAGCAGCTAGAACGCTCTGTGCTTCAATTAATGCCTTAGCCATTAATTCCTGTCCGCTTAGTTCCTTCACTTGGTACTGCCCTGTTTTTCGAAGCGCTGGGAGTACTTCAGATGTTACCCAGCGTTTGAATTTCTGAACAGACTCCAATTTACTTCCGAAGATTAAAGCATAGAGACCAGATTCATTGACAAATATAGTTTTTTGCTGACGGCCTAGTGAATCAGTGAGTCCCTGTTTTAGGGAGTCATCTTTATCAACATGCTGAGCAATTGCATTTAATGGCTTAGCATATCCAAGAACCTCAGCCACATCTTTCCCAACAAACCAAGGTTCACTATTAATCAAAAGACTTCTTACTTCGTGATTTTCAAAATTAAATAATTGTACTTCGTTCATATTAGCCTCCTTGAATGTACGCTTTAAGCGTTATCTTTTTCTAAAAAAAGAAGTTGATCATATTCAACTTGATAAACTTCTTCTATTTTCTTCAACATAGGAACGTTTGGATATGTCTTCCCTCTTTCATAATTAGATAGAACATCATCGCTGATTCCAAGTTTTTTAGCAGCTTCTTTCTGAGTTAATCCTAATCTATCTCTAGCTGTTCTTAATGTATACATTTCTCTGTATGCTTTTTTCATTTTTTCACTTCCCTTATTTATTAATTAATTTAACAAGACAAACAATAGTCACGATATTCAAAATAATTTGAATAATATCTAATAAAATCTGCATATTGATATCTCCTTTCTTTTCTTCATATATTGACAACAGCGAACCAAAAAGTTAATATCAATCAAGGAGAGGAAAACCCTCCCCTCAACCTTATTTCAATAAATCTTTTACTAGATTAATTATTGAAATCATCAGGTTGATGATTGATGTAGCAAGTGCGATGTGGGTCAAACGCAATTCGTACTTGCTTTTTCTTTTACGCTTTTTCTTCACTGATAAGTCCTCCTTTCTGAATCTATTGTACTACGCTTAAAGCGTTATGTCAACGGATAAGCGTATTTTTATCGTTTTTTATTGTTATTTTTACGCAAAAAGCATATTATATATATAAGGAGGTATTACTTATGTCAGACTTAGGGAATAAAGAAGTAATGGCAAAAAATATTAAATACTATATGTCATTGCATAATAAGACAAGAAAACAGATATGTTCGGATTTAGGTTTTGCATATACTACTTTTTCAGATTGGATTAATGGGAAGAAGTATCCACGTATTGATAAGATAGAAATGATGGCTAATTATTTTAATATTGCAAAATCTGATTTAGTAGAGAGTAAAGATAAGCAAGAACTAGCATCAACTTACGACAATCTTTACAAACTAGATAAAATAAAACTACCTTTTCTTGGAAAGGTAGCATGTGGTGAACCAATATACGCAGACGAGGAACGTGAATCCTATATAATGGTCGGCACTGATATTAAGGCTGACTTCTGTTTACAGTGTCAGGGAGACAGTATGATAAACGCAAGGATCCATGACGGTGATATTGTCTTTGTGAAGAAAACTGACATTGTTGAGAACGGAGAGATTGCTGTAGTAATCATAGATGACGAGGCTACACTAAAAAGATTCTTCTATTATCGTGAACAGAATCTAGTTATTCTGAAGCCTGAGAATCCAAAGTATCAGGATATAATCCTTACTGGAGAGCAGTTGGAACAAGTCAAGGTTATCGGAAGAGCCGTCGCTTTCCAAAGTGATGTAATATAAGATGTGGGTTTAAAAAACATTGATAAAATCTTTTTTGATGTATATAATGGTAAGGAACAGAAATGACTGCACCTGATGCGGTTAGTAAAGCTCCTTATCAAAAGATAAGGGGCTTTTGCTTTATACAATAAAAAAAACACCCTAGTTGGCGCTAGGGTGCAACAGTGATATTGGCGTATCACTCATATAAAAGAAACATCTCATAAAGTCCTTTTACGCACTTTATTTTAACGCATAAAGCACGTTCAAGGCAAATATAAATGAAGGAGCGTGATTTATTATGGCTGTAAGAAAAGATGAGAAAACTAAAAAATGGTTTGAATACCCATAATCTACAGGTAACGATTTAAGAGAAGTGTGGAGCAGAAATATTCAGGATATAGACTATTTGTC